TATGGACGCTCAATCGTTTGGAACATGGCTCGAAAACTCCGCAGGACGTTCGCTAAGACAGTTTTTAGTTAACCAAGATAGGGAATTTATAGCAACGGAGGGGACGTGGTAGCATGGCAGATTTAATTAAATTTCCGGATATCAAATCCCTTGCGTGGAAGTCTACGAAGTCTCAAAAGTGGGATACTAAAATAAAGCGTACTGGGAGCGGTCGGGTGCGTACCATGACAACGTGGCAGTATCCGCAATATACAATCACTACTGAATTTGCAATATTAACTCCAGAGGAGCATAAGCAAATTATGGGGTTCTATGCAAAAGTAAAAGGCGGTACAGTTCCTTTTCTTTGGTTGGATCCAGAAGATTTTGAGGAAAAGGGCATTCGTTTAGGCACTGGAGCTCAATCTGAATGGCAAGCAGTTCGTTTGTATGGTGATTTTAGGGAACCGGTAGCGCATATCGAAAACCTAAAATTATACGCTAATGGGACACCGATAAATGCTGTATCTGATAAGGGCGTAATTAGGTTAGCACAAGGGGTAACAGTAGCGCCGACTGCGATTATTACTGCTGACTATACATATTATTGGAAGGTCATGTTCAGCGGTGATTATACGGACGAAATCATTTATAAAGACATATTCAAGTCTAAATCTTTTAAATTGGTAACAGTGAGGTGAGTAAATGAAGGAAGTCGGACAGATTTTAAGCAATCATTTAAGCACATCTCAGTCATTCTTGTCGTGTGATTTATACGAGCTAAAACTAAAAAGCGGTATCAGCTATTACTGGGCCGATACCGATGTAGATGTAAATTATGGGGGCCACACTTATAAAGGTGATGGCCCTATTATTACGCGTGAAAAAATAGCTACGAACAGTACTGTTAGCGTTGATAAATTAAGCGTAACCATTACTGCCAGTCAAAGCGACCAAATCGGTGGTGTGCCTGTATTGGAAGTCGCTCATAATGGTGGTTTAGACGGCGCAACGCTTGATCTACGCCGTGCCTTTTTTGACGATGCTGGCAAGGTGATTGAGTGCATCGACCTATTCCATGGAATTTGCGAAGTAACACAGGGCGGTGGCTTTATATTGAAGATTAGTGCAAAGTCAGTTGTACAAAAGCTCAATATCGAATATCCAAACCGAAGATATTATCCTCAATGTCCTTATAGTATTTACTCGAAAGAGTGCGGTGTCGATATTAAGGCTTATCGCAAGAAAGCAAAAGTAACGGCTGTTACTGGTACCAATACCGTGCAAATCGATATACCATTCGAGGACGGCTTTTATACAGCCGGTGGTATGGAATGGATAAGCGGACCATTAGCAGGGCAAGCAACGCAAATTATGGATAGTAAAAACGGCACCATTATTTATATGAGTGCTACAAACACATCACCTCGTATTGGTGATGTAGCCTATATCTATCCAGGGTGCGACAAAACACCGACTACTTGTAAGAATAAATTCAATAATTTTAGTCGGAATAGGGCGACACCTTATGTTCCTTTAAAGGAGACGATACGATGAAATTAACAACAGGTGAACGCATAGCAAATGCTGCATGTGAATGGCTAGGCACTCCGTATCAAAACAACGCTATGGTGAAAGGTAAAGGGGTAGACTGTTCATATTTATTGGTGGCCGCAGTAGTTGATAGTGGCCTAATGAATATTGAGGATTTCAATATCGAAAACTATTCCAATGAATGGCATTTACATCGTTCAGAAGAGAAGTACATAAAGTATGTCAAACAAGTAGCAGACGAGGTGGCTATTGATAATCTTCGTATCGGTGATTTTCTACTATACCAATATGGGCGTTGCATTTCTCACGGTGCCATTTATATTGGTAACAATTTAGTAATTCATGCGTTCGTTGACTTGGGCGTTATTCTTTCATCTATTGACGATGTATTATTTTATGACGCAAAAGGAAAAAGTCGCTTGCGTGCTGTATATCGTTTCAGGAAAGGCGGTAAATAATGGGCTTTTTATTTAAGCGCGGTAAAAATACCACTAATCGAGCCGATATGATTGCTGATTTTCAAATCAATAGTGCTTCATATGGTGAGGTAGTGCCTGAAGTGTTAGGCACTACACGATTGAGTGGTAATATTATTTACTATGACGATTTCACACCTCATGAACATCGCAGTACGACAAGAACTGGTAAGGGTGGCGGTTCAAAGCATACTGAAATAACCTATACCTATACTGTTGCATGTGCTATTGGTTTATGTGAGGGCCCTATCGCTGGCATAGGGAAGGTTTGGCGAGACAAGGAGATATATACCTATCCGAGCGAAAAAATCGAACTGACGTCATATAATGGCGATTATGGACAAACTCCATGGCCTTATGTTTTATCTAAGCACCCAGAAAAGGCATTGCCTTATAGTGGCTTGGCATATATGGCTGGGGTGGTTGATTTAGGGGAGCGAGGTAGCCTACCTCAATTTAATTTTGAAATTAGAGGGAAGTTATTAGATACGGGCGACGGTATTGATGTAAACCCTGCCGATTATATTGTGCATGTGTTAAAGTCTATCGGCATTGATGATGTAAGTATCGACGGATTAGAAAATTATCGTGCCTACTGTAAAGCAGCTGATATTCTAATTAGTACACCTCCGGACAGTAAAAGCTCCAAGGCTCAAAATGTTATTAATGATATAGCTGAAATTACAAACAGCCTTGTCTTTTGGTCTACAGACCGTTTGAAAATTGTACCATTAGCCGATAAGCCTATTGGCGATTGGTCGCCAGCTAATCAAATTCAATATAACTTAACAGCAGATGATCTTATTCCGGCTAGCGATGGACAACTTATTGTATATAAGCGAAAAGATAGCTCGGAAACATATAATCAGGCAACAGTTGAGTTCATTAATCGTGCCAATAGCTATGAGAAAGAAACAGTATCATTCGAGGTGGTAGCAGATGTTCAAAAGAACGGCCTAAAACCAGCATCTAAGAAGTCCGCTCATTATCTCTATACTAAGGCAAGGGCTCAATACTACGCTGAACAGCTTGCTATGAAACGTCTATATGCAAAGAATCAATATACATTCCATCTCGACTGGGCTTTTTGCAGATTGGAACCAGGCGACCTAGTTACAATCACAGATGAGTTATGCGGATTGCGTGAGCAAATCGTAGTTATAACGTCAGTATCAGAAGCTGCAGATGGACAACTTGAAATTACAGCGGAAGGAAAACCACCAGGAACATATGCTCCGGCAAAGTATAACGTTCATGAAAACGAACGACCTTTTATTGATTATAATGTGCCTGCTCCAAGTGTTAACTATGTAGCTATTATTCAAACGCCAGGTGATGTAGGGGGCAACGAATTATATATCGGTGTAAATTCAGAGCCTAATTGGGGAGGCTGTTCTATATGGTTATCAGACAATAACGAAAACTATAAACGAATTGGCAATATCTCACAACAAGCTCGAATGGGTAGGCTTAAAACGAACCTAACACAAGGTAGCAACTCCGCTAATGTGATAATCAATCAAGGAGCATTAAAAGGTGGCAGTCATGTTGACGCTGAACGAGCGAACACTCTATGTTGGGTTGACGGTGAATGTCTATCTTATGAGACAGCTCAATTGCAGCTTAATGGCGATTATGCGTTAGGTGGTATTATACGCGGTCAATATGGCACTAATGATACAACGCACAATGCTGGTGCTAGGTTCGTAAGAGTTGATGAGGCGTTATATCATGCTCCGTATCGTAAAGAGGATATCGGAAAGCAGGTATATTTTAAATTTACGTCATTCAATATGTATGGATCTAACGAACAAGGATTAGATGAGGTGCAAGCATATCCATATACAATCACACCATACTATATTCCGGAAGTAAGCGATTTAGCATTATTTACTAAATATTACGAAATTGGCGATGGTGTATTGTCATTTGATGTAGTGGCTGCATTTACTCAACCAACTATTAATACATTTGATACTGTCGAAGCATGGTATCGTGAAGGTACAAACGAATGGAAGTATGGCGGTAATGGTGATAATCAAATCGTTATTAGTGGTTGTGAATTAGGCCATACATATGAGGTGCGATTAAAAGTAAAGGACCGTCATGGAAACTACTCACAAGGCATTATCAAATCTGTATTAGTTGAGCTCAAATCAGAAGTGCCTAATACTCCGCAAGGGCTGGGCGTTTCGTTTGGCGATGTTGCCACCTTTAATTGGTTAGAGGTGCGTAACGCTGATATTGATTTTTACGAGTTGCGATATGATCTGCACCCAGGCCAAGAGTATGGGTTAATTGGTAAAAGCAATAATACTACTTTAAGCACTCTATTAACAGAACGGAGTGCGAAAGTATATTTATATGCTCACAACCCCACAAAAGGATATAGCGCACCGGCAGAGTTAACATATAACGTTCCTATTCCACCTAAACCATCTAACATCAAAATTGTTAGCTTGATAAATGGCATCGGAATTACTACCGATACTATCAAATTAGGTTGTAAGGGCGTTAATATTTACGTTGACGGTACACGATATTTCTTCACAACGAACGTAGCAACAATACCATTGGAAAGTGGTGTTCATACAGTACAGGTTGCGTTTGTTGATCTATTCGGTGAAGGTCCTAGAAGCGATGAGCAACTAGCCACTATCAAAGCTAAAATCGATAAAACTTTATTGGACATGGAAAGCCTAGGCCTAGAGGGCATAGACAAGGCAGTAAATGACTTGAAAGGCGAAGTCGGAACAGTCAAGACGGCCGTCAATGGAATGGATAGCAAGATAATCGACCTTGGCAACGCGTACCAGCGGACTTTGAACGACTATCAAAACAATGTAAACTCACAAATCACGCAGATTTCAAGCGGTATTGATTTGAAAGTAACGCAAGCAATCAATAATATGGACGGCGCGGAACTGGTGAGCCGTATCAACTTATCACCAGCAGGTACGCGAATAGACGGCAAATTATTGCATGTTACTGGTGAGGCCTTGTTCGATAACAATATCATCGCCAAAGGAATGATACAGGCTGGCGCCGTTACTGCTGATAAAATGCAGGTGGATAGTCTTTCATCTATCACTGCAACAATCGGCACATTACGCACTAAGACGAGTGGCGCAAGGGTTGAAATTAGCGATAATCTAATCGAAGTGTATGACGATGATAATCAATTGCGAGTGAGGTTAGGCGTATGGGAATAATTACATTTTTCAAAAAGTTATTTAAGCGATTATTTAAGCATGGGGGTGAAAATAACATGCCAGCTGGATTACAAGTATTTAATAAGAACGGCGTACAAATTGTTAGCTTAACGGATAGACTAACAAAAGTATCCGGTGTTAAACGTTTTGACGTTATTGAAGAAAGCGGTAGTGCAACAGTCGAATTGAGCAAAGACCAGCATATATGGTATTTCTTGAATTCGTATGCAGGCGATAATGACGACTATTTATATGGATTCGGGCCTAATTACAATATTGTTGTTGAGGGTGGTAAAATTTCGTGGAATTTAAAAGCACCTAAAAACGTCAATAAACCTTGTAAAGTAGCATTAATCTATGGGGTGATGTAACATGAAACATTTTGAAAGTCATAATAATGACAGCATAGTAACAATTAACGATACAGATAGTTGCTTGTATTTAAAATATAAAATCAGCCTCAAGGGTATGCCGATTAAACAGTCGATTGAAGTGGAGCATAATAAATATTATGGATATAATGGCGACGGGATTACATACGGCGTTCAAAACACGCCAAACGGGGATATATACCTCGCTAATTTATACATTCCGATTTTACAGCGACAAGCTAACGAGCAATATGTATATGCTATGAGTACAAACTTGCCTATCAAGGACATTGAACTTGCAGAAATTAGAAATAAGGATCACACTACTCGTATTGGCAAATGGACGAATTACTTGCGAATTAGCTTTAAAACTGACAGCCTTGAAAGCGTACGCAAAATTGCCGACACTATGGAAGTGTATGTATTTTCTAATAAAATACCTAAAACAGATAAGTATGGCATGGAAATATACGATAAGAATGGGAATGTTATATTTAACAGCAATTTATTGACGATGCGGTTAGCATTAGTCATTCATAAGGATTATCCTGCTACATTCCTATCTAAAGATGAGTACGAAATCGGCAAGGTCAAATTTCAAGGCATTAAAAAAGCTGGGTTAAGTTTTACCTATCCATTGGCCGCTATTGGCTCAGACAACGGCTATATGGCTCATAAAGTTAGCTGGGACGGCGACGGCGTTGACATTATAACAACGTACGGCGGAAATGCTGGCGGAGTTATTAGACAAAACTCAATCACAACAACGCAAGTATTGATTTGCGAACTCGACGGAACTCAAAATATTCCAGCTATTGAAATAATGATGATTTAATAGCGAGGTACATATGAACTTTATAAGAAACGAGCCAGAAACATTACACATCGGCGCTGATTATCGTAGAGGGTACGAGGTCAGTGCCGATTTTGATTTAACCAACTGCACGGCGGTAATGAAAGTGCGGAGCCTACAGGGCAAGCTATTGGCCGAGGCTGAATGTGTAATTCATGAGAGGATTGTGTACTGCACAATCACCGCCGAGGCAACTAAAAACATAAGCCGCAACTATCGGAGCGGTCAATATGATGTGTTCCTTATTCATGGGAACGATAGCATTAAAATCGTAATGGGTGATATGAAATTCATTCATGATATTTCAGCACATTAGGGGGTGCAATAATTATGGAAGATACAAATAACTTTGAATATGTGAACGTTAAAGCAAGGGTTCCGAAGGTGATTGATGTTGTTATTCCTGGGGCGCAAGGATTACCAGGCGAACAAGGCCCAAAAGGCGACCCATTCCGATATGAGGATTTTACGCCAGAGCAATTAGAGGCCTTGAAAGGGCCTAAAAGTGATGACGGCAAAAATGGGCTAAGTGCGTTTAATATCGCTCAATTAAATGGATTTCAAGGTACAGACATTGAGTGGCTACAATCGTTAAAAGGCAAGGACGGCGCAAGTGCTACGGCTGACAACGCCCATCAGTTGTTGCTGCAAGGTAACGTGTGGTGTGAAAGTGCCAGCGTTGACGATGTGCTTACGGCCTTGATTGGCAATATGGGTAAGCCGTTCCCTAGAACTGAGTTTAAGGGTTTAACAATTCCTAGTGTAATTCAAGGGCAACAGGTGGTATCAGTTACAGGGGAGCCACATTATAGTGTTAAGGTAGTTGGCAACGATACACCTTTCACGCTCGACAACACTGGGGCTTGCACTGTTACAATTCCGCCATTAGGCGAAGATGATGTGCGTTTAACTTATCATAACTTTATTGGCGAAAAAGTTGGCGAAACAGTAATTACTGGCATTTATGAAAATACTAGAACGCCAGATGAAACTTACGAGGACAATGGCGTTAAATATGCATTATTTGGTCGCAATTTAGAAATTAGTGCAAGTAACTTTACAGGTAGTTTTGAAAATAATTTTAAATTCTTGGGTAAATGGCAAGTATCTGCAATCGATAATATCTTGATTAAGGCTAGCCGTCCGACGGTTCTTAAAATTGGTGCTTGGTATGGTAGAAGTTATTCTGTTAAAGACGTATCTGGCCACCCTATTGGTAATATTCCTATTTTAGTTGATAACCCTAAGAATTTAGTGTTTGAAAATAACGACCTGTATAGTACACCTGTTAAGCTTGGAAGCGTAGAATATGGCACATCTGATGTTCGATTTACATCATCTCAAATTGAATGGTCTGACGACCAACATAAATATATCAATACTGGTGATACAATCGACCATTTATAATAGGTGAACGCAATGCAAGAATTAACGAATTTTCTATGTGACGCATGGCGAACACTTACAGAGTCATTCGCAATCAAGGCTTTGTTAGCGGTAATAGCAGAAGTTGGCATTTACATGTTAGGACTAAAACATGTACAGGTTTTAGGTATATTTATATTGCTTGTCTTTTTAGATCTAATCACTAAATGGGCTGCCATTAGTTACCAAATGCTCATAGATTTAGGGGCTAGCCCTGACAATATTAGTGGTTCAGATAAGTATATTGCAATTCCTGTTGCATGGGGGAAAGGGCTTATATCCTCCAAGCATATGCGAAAACCTTTTGTAACAAAGGTATTAACATATTGCCTAGCTACTGCCGGCGCATGGTGCTTTGACTTTATGGCCGGCAATTATGCGTTTGCAGTCAATTTGGTGTGGCTATATCTTGGATCCGTCGAATTCCTTTCTATATTGGAAAATATGCGAGACGGTGGCAACAGTACTATTTCAGGTCTATTGGAATTAGTGCAAAGCAAGGTCGACGCATTATTAAAGAAATAACGTTTTGTATGAGGGCTGCATATGCAGCCCTCA